TCTGCTGTGACTCCGTTCTTCGCTACTGGCGCTGTGTCTCCTCAAAACATCATCATGCATCGGATTGCCTTCACTTGGGCTGTGGCTGATCTTGAGTTGCCCGAGGGTGTTCACTTTGCTGGTCGTGCAAGCGACAAGGAAATTGGTCTGTCGATGCGTGTGGTTCGCCAATACACCATCAATAACGACTCCATTCCTACACGTTTGGACGTTCTGTATGGCTGGGCGCCTCTGTACCCCGAACTCGCTTGCCGAGTAGCCGCCTAATGGTCTATGGGGGACTAATCATCCCCCGTTATCAAACTTTTTAAGGAATAAATATCATGGCTAATCCAGGACCAGCATCAACAATTAGCAATCACCCACAAGTTCTCGGCACAAACCAAGCCTTGCGTTTGATTGCTTCTGCACAATCTGTAAACTTGTCAGTCGCTGGTGATACAGCGTCTATAGTTTTAGATGTGAGCAAATTTGTGCCTACAAGCGTAGTCATCACCAATGGCTTGAACTCTAGCGGTGCAACCACCACTATTGCAACAGCTACTGTTGGCGTATACACAGGCCAAGGTCAGACAGGTTCGACCATTTTGACCACCGCTGCTTTGACTAGCAACACCGGTGGCCCTTATGTGACAATCTCTGCCGCAACAAATCCCAACACCGCTATCTCTAACCCAACCAACATTTATGTTAATGTGGGTACTACGATTGCCGCGACTTGTGATGTGTTTGTTTACGGCTATGACCTCACATTTTTGCCCTAATTGTGAGTAAATAAGGAAAGAGCCACTCTCAAAAGGGGTGGCTTTTTCTTTTGAAATCGTTAAAATCTTTGTAAATCTCTAAGGAGAAATTATGTCTAAAACGACCATTTCGCGCGGTAACCTGCTTGCACAAAGCGTGGTTCAACTGACGCTCCCCTCCACCACCTTTGCAACCACCACCACTGAAGTGACCATTTCATGCCCTGGCGTTAAATCCACGGACATGATTCAGGCCTCGGTTGATGCAGCAATGGTTACTGGCGTGGCTATTGGCAACGCATACACCACCACTGCCGATCAAGTGATTATTCGCTTGATTAACCTGACCGGTGCTTCCGTGACTCAAACCGCTGCCACGTTGCTGGTAAGCGTGAAATCGTGCGAAGATAGCCCAATCCCCGCAAACGTGGTGTAAACATGGCTGGTTCAACCGTCCAACGTAACGCAGGGGTAACAACCGCCATTTCGGTGGGCGCTACCTCAACTGCCGCCACTTTGATTGATGACAACACCAACGACCAAATTAACTATGTTTCTCTGTGGAATAGCGGCTCGACCGCTGTCGCAGTGAAGTTTGGTGATGCGAACGTGGGTGCTGCCGTTTTTCCTGTTAGCGGTTCTACTACCGGTGATTATGTTTTGCCTCCCTTGATGACCTCCGCAATCATCTTGGCTTGCCCAACAACACCGTTTTATATTCGTGCTATCGGTTCTGCCGCTGGCCCGAGTATCATTTACGTTACACCGGCTGCCGATCAGTCGTAAGGTAAGACATGGCTGACCCAAACAGTGCCAATTCACAAAATATCCTGCCGGTTCAGGCGTTATTCAACCTTGACGGTTCGTTTAATACGTTTATTGGTCAGGGTCAGCCATTCACTGCCACAATCAGCCCCAATCAGTCGGGGCTAAACATTACCTCAAGCACGATAAACAGCACGTCTATCGGCTTGACAACACCTTCTACGGCGGCATTTACGAGTGCAACCGTCTCTAGCGCACCTGTAGGGGCAACAGATATAACCAATAAGTCCTATGTAGACAACTATGTTGCAGGGATTTCTTGGAAGCCACCAGTTAATTACGGAACTACAGCCAACATCACTTTGTCGGGACTTGGTACGCAGGCCGGTGGCGATTGGGGCTCTACCTTAACCGCTGGCATGAGGGTTTTGGTTAAAAACCAAGGTACAGCCTCACAAAACGGCATCTATGTTGCTTCATCATCAACATGGACACGCGCTACAGACGCTGATGTTTGGTCAGAATTGGTTTCTGCTCTGTTGTTCATCGAGACCGGTGCGACCCTTGCAGGCTCTGCTTGGTATTGTTCTGCCCAGCCAGGTGGAACAATTGACGTTACTGCTAACAACTGGTCTAACTTTTCTGTTGCTTCCAGCTATACCGCTGGAACAGGATTAACGTTAGCAGGCTATCAGTTCAGCATTACAAATACTGGTGTTTCAGCAGCTACTTATGGCTCTGCCTCAAGCGTTCCAGTGTTTGCTGTCAATGCTCAAGGCCAGCTTACGTCGGTCACAAACACCGCAATTTCCATTGCAAACACGCAAGTGACCGGCTTGGGTACGATGTCCACTCAAAACGCCAATAACGTGGCGATTACTGGTGGTTCAATTTCGGGTTTGTCCTCTGCGATTCCTGTTGGCTCAGGCGGCACAGGCGCAACGACTCTGAACGGTTATCTAAAGGGCAATGGCACATCGGCTTTTACGGCTGTTAGCGCCATTCCTACGACAGATTTAAGCGGAACAATCATTAACGCTCAACTGGCGAACAGCACGATTTCAGGCGTTGCACTTGGCGGCAATCTGTTTACCTTGACCATTGGTTCGGGACTGTCAGGAACGTCTTATAACGGCTCTAGCGCGGTCACAATTGCCAACAGCGCCCCTATGGTCTATCCTGGGGCTGGCATCCCTAACAGCACCGGATCGGCTTGGGGAACAAGTTACACCACATCCGGTAGCGGTGATGTTGTGCTTACAACGGGTGCAACACTTTCAAATCCGACGATTGGCAATTACGAAATATGGACGTCAACATCTGCGCCCTCTTATGCTGAAGGGCGGATGTGGTATGACTCTACGGCTCATTCGCTTGCATACTTTAATGATGTAAGCAGCTCTGTAGTCCATATTGGTCAAGACCTTCTATTTAAGGTTATCAATAACACTGGATCAACCATTGCCAACGGTTCTCCTGTTTACATTACATCAAGTTCTAGCGGTCAGACTTATCCCAATATCGCATTGGCAAAAGCTGATTCAGCGTCTACTGCTGCGGTGATTGGTCTGACAAACGGTTCGATTGCCAACGGTGCAATAGGTTATGTGACAGCGCAAGGCGGTATTGATGGGGTTAACACTGGCACATTTACTGTAGGCCAAGTGCTTTATTTAAGCCCTTACTCGGCTGGTCAGTTAATGAACACAATTCCTCCAACAGGAATTACTGTTCAAGTGGGTGTGGTGACTTATGTAAATTCATCCACAGGCAAAATTTACGTTAAGCAAACAACTCCATTAAACGTTCCCGCTTCCATCATTAGTGGAACACTTGCGATTGCAAATGGGGGTACAAATGGAACGGCTGCTCCTACTGCTGGTGCTGTTCCCTACGGCACTGGTACTGCTTACGCATTTACTAGCGCTGGTACTTCAGGCCAAGTATTAACATCTAACGGTTCATCTGCGCCAACTTGGGCAACACCAGTGTCTTATGCCACAGTGGTTGATGACACAACCACCAATGCCACACGTTATCCATTGTTTGCAAGCGTCACAACTGGTAATCTAACGGCAGAATACGTCAGTTCCACTAAACTCCAATACAACCCCAGCACAGGCGCTTTAACCGCCAGTCAACTTGTCATTGCTCCTTAAGGAAACATCATGGGTCAATTAGTCTTTCAAGCAAACTTAGGTGGTGCAGTTAACCTTGCTGGCCCTAACACTGCCTCTACTGTTACGTTTACCTTGCCAAGCGCAGACGGTTCTAACGGTCAGGCTTTGGTCACAAACGGCAGTGGCGTGTTAAGTTTTGCAAGCAGCAACGCAACAGCTACAACGGTCTCAAATACTGCCAATACTTCAACAGGCTATTTCCAGCTTCCTCAAGGAACTACCGCACAACGTCCTGGCTCACCTGCCAACGGCATGACGCGAGTAAACAACACGACAAACAAACTTGAAATTTATTCTTCAAACGTAGGTGGATGGGTTAATGTTGCAACACTTACAAATCCTCCTTCAGCTGTTGAATATTTAGTGGTCGCTGGTGGCGGTGGTGGCGCTTCTTATCGAGGCGGTGCTGGCGGTGGTGGTGGATTGTTAACTGCTACTGGTTTTTCCGTTACTGCTGCTACTCCTCTTACGGTTACTGTGGGCGCTGGCGGTGCAGGTGGCACAGGCGCTGGAAATGGTGTTATTGGTTCTGATTCTGTGTTTTCATCAATTACAGCCACAGGCGGTGGTCGTGGAGGTAGTCACATAACTTTTAATACTGGTGCCAACGGTGGGTCAGGCGGCGGAGCTGGATTGAGTTATGCAACGAATACTTTTGCCGGTGGAACGGGAATTGCTGGTCAAGGTTTTGCCGGTGGAGGAACCCAGTCTGCAGCTGATGCGACTCGAAACACTGCTGGAGGTGGTGGAGCGGGCGGAGCTGCAGTAACTACTGGTACAAGCACTGCAACACCGCCTAATGGAGGAATTGGTA